GGATACTAAAACATTAGTAAAAGCACTTAAAGTAGCAGTACGCGAAGTTATAAAAGAAGAATTAACTGAAATTCTTCGTGAAGGTTTACAATCTACTATTAATGAAATGGCAAAACCGAAAAAAACATCTAGTATGCCAGGACATAGAAATCCACCACCGCCGCGTAAATCAAATGTTCAGTTTAATGAAAACCGATGGGCTTCTATTTTAAATGAAACAGACGCTTTACAAGATAAAACTATGCCAATTGAATCATATGCCGACATGATGAATGAGTCATATGATACAATGTCATTTAATTCACGGGATGCACAGGGATTTGGGATGATCCGACAAAATATGAAACCATCTAATTCAGCACCAACCGTAATGGAAGATCCGGAAACTGGTAAGGTTTATGATGTAGCGCCTGAGATTCAACAAGCAATGACACGAGATTATTCTGCATTAATGAAAGCAATGAATAAAAAGAAAGGTAACTAATGGGCTTTGTTTATGAATCATATATACCACAGGCAGAAAAATTAGATATCGCATTAGGAGTAAAATTAACTAATGAAAAATCTATATTTAAACCAATATATTCAATTGTAGAACAAACTAAAGAAAATTTAAAATCTTTATTGTTAACTAGATTTGGTGAGCGATATATGTTACCTGAATTTGGTACTAATTTATTAGATTGTTTATTTGAGCCAATTACATATGAATTCAATGACAAAATACAAAAATCTATTAGATCTGCGATTGAAAAATGGTTACCGTATATAGTAATAGAACGTTTTATAGTTAAAACGGCTCTAGATGATCCTAATTTACAACACGCTGTTGAAATAACATTAACATATTCAGTACGTAATTTTAGTACCGCTACTATAAAAATATTTGCAACAGAAGATGGTGTTGTTTCTATAGAATGATTGGAATTTAGATGGAACTAAAAAAAGACATAAATTATTTAAGTAAAGATTTTGGTCAATTTAGAAAAAATTTGATTGACTTTACTAAACAATATTTTCCGCAAGCATATACTGATTTTAATGAGTCAGATCCTGGAATGATATTTATTGAATTAGCATCATATGTTGGTGATGTATTATCATTTTATGCTGATACAAATCTTAAAGAATCATTTTTAGAACATGCAACCGAGCGTGGTAATGTTTATGATTTGGCTCGAGCATTAGGATATATGCCTAGTAATGCTATTCCCGCGCATGTAACTTTAGATGTATATCAATTATTACCAGCGATTAATGCTGGCTCGGATTATGTACCTGATTTTACATATGCACTCACAATTAAAGAAGGTATGCGTGTTAAACAACAAGATGGTGATGCTATATTTAGAACTTTAGAATCTGTAGATTTTAGATTTTCTTCATCATTCAATCCATCAACTATAACCGTATACGAAACAGATCCAGCTACCAAAGCTCCTACTTATTTTTTAATTAAGAAATCAGTAAATGCGGTTAGCGGTCAAGTAAAATCTGCTACATTTAATTTTACTAGTCCAGTACCATATGATAAAATAGTATTACCAGACACGAATATTATAGAAATTATATCAGTAACCGAAACTGATGATGATTCTTGGTATCAAGTACCATATTTAGCTCAAGACACAATATTTGAATCTGTACCTAATTTAATAGAAAATGACCCAGATTTATATAAATATAGGGGCGAAACACCTAGTTTATTAAAATTAAAAAAAGCATCAAAACGATTTATTACTAGATTACGTAGTGATAATAAAATGGAATTGCAATTTGGAGCTGGAATATCCGATAATAATGATGAAGAAATTATACCAAATCCGGATAATGTTGGTAATGGATTAGCTGGATTTAGAAGATCGGTGGATTTAGATCTAGATCCATCTAACTTTTTATATACTAGAACATACGGACAAGCTCCGGCTAATACTACATTAACTGTTAAGTATTCAGTAGGAAATGGATTATCAGATAACGTAGGATCGGGTACGCTTAATACAATTGATTTTATAGAATACAATGATAATATTAATGTTTCATTATCTACTAGTTTTGTTAATTTTATAAAAAGTACAGTTGCAGTGAATAATGAATATGCCGCAATTGGAGCAAAAACTGCAGATAGTTTACTAGATATCAAAAACAATGCAATTTCTAGTTTTTCAACTCAAAACAGAGCAGTAACTAGAGAAGATTATATCATACGAGCATATTCTATGCCATCTAAATTTGGTAGCGTAGCTAAAGCGTATATTGTACCAGATGATCAAATTACACAAAAAGAATTAGTAGAATCTAGAATAGCTAATCCATTAGCACTTAATATGTATGTATTAGGGTATAATTCTGAAAAACAATTAGCTGAATTAAATCAAGCAGTCAAATCTAACTTAGTAACATATTTAGATTACTATAGAATAGTAACTGATGCTATAAATATAAAAGATGCCTTTATTATTAATATTGGAGTTGATTTTGAAATTTCAGTATTATCTAATTATAACAGCAACGAAGTTTTATTAAAATGTATCGATGCTGCTAAAACATATTTTGATATCGATCGTTGGCAAATTAATCAACCAATGGTGAAGTCTGATATTACTAATATAATTGCAAATGTTAAAGGCGTACAGTCAGTTATCGGTGTTAAGTTTTTAAATTTATATGATACTGATGCCGGATATTCTGGTAATGAATATGATTTAGATCAAGCAACTAAAAATGGAGTAATTTATCCGTCATTAGATCCTAGTATATTTGAAGTAAAATTTCCAAATCAAGATATTAGAGGTAGGGTAGTTAATTATTAAGGAGTATGAATGTTTAAAATATTTTATGCGGAAAAAGATGCAACTATATATGAAGCTGCCGAAACATATAATACAGGTGTTGATGAAATTCTAGAAATTGGAAAACGATTAGGTACAGATGGATCTACATTAGAAAAATCTAGATTTGCTATTAAATTTAATACAACTGAAATTTCCGCTTCGTTATCTAAATATAATAAAACGGTAAATGAATGTAAATTCATAATGCAATTATATACATCACACGCAAAAAATTTACCTAGTGAATATAATATAACTGCTAAATTATTAGCTCAAGATTGGCAAAATGGTACTGGGTTTGAATCTGATCCGACATTAGATGGTATTTCTTGGAAATATCCGCTATCCGGTAGTATGTGGTTATCTAGTAGTCAAGCTACGCAAATTGGTAGCAGTACACTATATGCAGCAGGGTCTGGTAAAGGAGGGGCATGGATGTACCAATCGGCATCGGGAGCATCTGAAGCCGGATTATTTACATCAGAATCTTTTTCTTATAGAGTAACCGATTTAAACATGGATGTAACTGATTCAGTTAAAATTTGGTTAAGTGGTAGTAATGGAGCGTCAATACCAAATTATGGCTTTTTAATGCAATTTTCAGATACCGATGAATCTAATTCTAATGTTGCCGGATATATAAGATTTTTCAGTAGAGAAACCCATACTATATATGTTCCTAAATTAATAATGTATTGGGATAATAGCACTTTTACAACAGGATCTTTAACTCCGGTAAATACTGAATCATTTATTACGTATACTAGTGTTAAACCTACGTATAAAGATACTGAAATAGCTAAAATTAGAATATTCGGTCGAGATAAATATCCACAAAAGTCTCCTACCAATTTATTCCCAATACAAACTATTAAATATTTACCAACTACATCATATTATACCGTTTTAGATGCAACTACAGATGAAACAATAATTCCGTACGACAATATTTATACTAAAATAAGTTGTGATTCAACTAGTAATTTTATTCATTTAGATTTAACAGGTTTTATGCCAGAACGTTATTATCGTTTAGAAATAAAAATAATAGATGGAATTACAGAACAATATATAACAGATCAAATATATTTTAAAGTAGTTAGATAATGCCGATACAAGAACATGAATTATATTTAAAAGAAGGATTAACTGTATTATCTAATCACCCAGATGTACATCCACGTGATAAAAATGGTAATATAGTATTGATAGAAAATCAAGAAAATAATCCATATTTAATAATCGAACCAAATCGATTTAACTATACAACTGAATCGGTAGTAAAAGTTGTTGATACTAGATTTAATTTTTATACATTCCCGGTTTCTACTAATATTGAAGAAATTGATTTTGATTTAGATACAGGCTTAGATGATATTAATTTCGAAGAAGCTGACTTTATTACTTCTAGATTTACATTACCAGTAAAAATTGATAACATGGGTCAACCAGATCCATGGATACGTATTGGTACTTCATATGATTCAAATCATTTTTATAATGGAGAAAAAAATCAAAAAGGATATACTAGACTTCCATTTGAAACTGGAGATAAAGGGGATGAGCCGGGTTGTTTTACATTAACTAAAGATATAATTAGTTATTTAAAACGAAAAAATAAAACAATTCGTTTTAAAATAATAGCTCAGTTTAATTCTAGTTTAATATATACATATAACGATCCGAAATCACAATATTATAATAGTAGTACAACATTTAATATGAAATTAAATCGTTTAGAACGAAATGAAGGTTGGACAAATATATTTTTTAATAGAAAAAGACAACCAATTGTGACTACTGAAGATAATGATCCTAGATATGGTGGATATGGTGAAAACTTATGGCCTATGTTATATATGGAATATATATTACATCCTACGGATATGTGGCCTGATTATAGTTATTATGTCGAAGTAGAAGCAGGTGCACCTTCGTGGGTAAATGCAAGATCTACATTTTGGGAAGTAGATATAGTTGATATACCATCAAATTCGGTTGAAGATCGTCCAATATTTGGAAATAATGATGGTAATACAAATGAATCATATAGAAATTATGGTATATATGCAATTGGAAATAAATCTGAGTTAAAAAATGGGTTAGATGAAAAAATTGGAATACAATTACCTAATCAAAAATTTAGAAGATATCAACCACTTAACGTGCAACAAATAATTTCTAAATTGAATAATACATTTAATACACTTAAATCAAAAATAAAAGCATTTGCAAATAATAAAAGTGAATCAGCTGTATATACTGATGAAGAATTAGAAAAATACGCAACAACACCCGAGTTAAATATATTAAAGCGAGCTAAAATATTTCCAAATGCATTTATAGAAAAACGAGCTAACGAAGTTAGACAAGCAATTCGTAGTAGAATTGATTTGCAAAATAAAATACAAAATACGGATATTACAGAAGATGAGATATTTAAAGCTGCATCACCGGATGAATTAAAAATATTAATGCTAGCAAAATCTCCAGATGCAGTATCATCTGTAAAATTAGAAGCAGCTGTGATTAAAGCAGATATAAAATTACGAATAATTACTGCAATAAATACAAAAAAATAAATTACGGTAAAGTATGTTAACTCAATATAAAAATATCGAAAATATATTAAATGCTAAAACATCTACAGTTGGTGAACGATTTACTGATAAGATAAAAACTAAATTTCAGTATTCAACTATACCTGATATATTAACCAGAGATGTTACTACAGGCGTAGAAAACGATCAGATTGAGTTGCATATATATTCCGGAGATACATGGATAACGGGTAATCATCGAGTACAATCAAAATATAAATCTACTAATGATATACGTGATTCAAAAAACAATAAATTAATCAATTGGAATTCCAATCCGGTAACGATTGATTTATATAATGAATTCCAAAATTTAAATATCAATTCGGGTAAATTTAGA